ATGGATGCTGTGCTGCTGACCGCCAGCCTGAACATCAATCCTGATGATGCTCAGCAAGTGGAGATCACTTTCCGCCCGGCCGGTGCACCTACTTTTGACTTCAGCACTTCCGCTTGATAGTTGAACGGCCCCGGCTTATGCTGGGGCCACCCACATTTATTACATGGCATCATCTGCGCTGGCACGGCTCAAAAAAGCAGCCAATCTTCAGCCAATCAAGCGTGTTGTAACACTCAACGATGGATCTACGTTTGAGTTTTATGCCACGGCTTTGACCATGGCAGAACGTGAGCGCGCGCAGAAGATGCCCGGTGGCGATGACCCTAATGGTTTTGCGTTGAACCTGCTGGTAACCAAAGCAGCCGACGATGCCGGCCAGCGGTTGTTTCAGGCTGGTGAAATTGCTGAGCTGAAAAACGATGTGCTTGACAGTGACCTGCAAGCCATGATGCTCGCCATCATCACCAACCCAGAGGAAGGCAAAGAACTGGACATGAAAAGCGGTAAAGGCTGAGCTAAAAAAAGATAACCTGCTACTGCTGCAGCTTGGGGTTGCCAAAGAACTTGGATATAGCCTGGCGCGGCTGAATCAAGAGGTAACGCTTGAAGAGTTGCTGATATGGTCTAGCTATTTTGAACTTCAGAACGAAGAACAAGATCGTAGACTGAAGCAAAGCCGTAGGTAAGTCGTGTCGGTTGTCGCCAACGTTGCTATTAACGTCGACAGCAGCCAGGCAGTTACCAAGCTGCGGCAGGTGCAATCGCAGTCGCAAGCAACAGAGCGCGCAGTTGACGGGCTTGGCGCCGCAGTTGGCAAACTTGCTGCTGCGTTTTCTCTTATTCAGGCAGCCAAGTTTGTTTTTGTCAGCACGGCTGAAATTGAAACCCAAACACGCAGCCTTCAGGTTTTAACAGGTAGCGCAGAAAAAGCTGGGCAGATCATTAAAGATCTGCAGCAACTTGGTGCAGTAACGCCTTTTACTAGCTCAGAGCTGATTGATTCAGCTAAAAGACTGCAAGCGTTTGGAGTTGAAACTAACAAGGTCGTTGAAACAACGCGCAGGCTTGCGGATGTCAGCGGCGCAACCGGAGCCGAACTGCAAGGATTGGTTACGGCCTATGGACAAGTTCAGGCAAAGGGTAGGTTACAAGGCGAAGAACTACTGCAGTTTCAAGAACGTGGTGTTGCCCTGCAGCAGGTATTGCGTGAGGAATATGGTTTAAGTGGTGAAGAGTTTCAAAAGGCACTTGAAAAAGGACGCATCAGCGCAGAAGCGGTTGAATTCGCAATTCAAAAACTTACTGATGCCGGTGGTAAATACGCCAATGGCGCCATCGCTCAGAGCGATACGCTAAACGGCAGGCTTAGCACATTGCAGGATTCAATCCAAGTATTAGCGCAAACTATTGGCAGAACTTTAGCGCCAGTTTTTCAATGGGCGCTAACTCAAGCAACTGCAGTGGTCAGCGAGATACAACGAATCCTAGACGAAGCTAATAACGCTGGCGGCGCCAGAGATCGCGAGGCTCAATTTGCGCGAAATGCTGATGCAGCGGTGCGAGCCATGAGGCTTAATCCATTTACACAGCAAGGCATGATGGCTGACATGCGTCAGCGAAATATCGAGCAGCAGCGAGCGGATTATAGACTGCGCCAACAGCAAGCAAGGACACCATCCGCACCAAGCATTACTACTATGCCGCCTTTATTGGGCGCCGCAGCCGGTGGCGGCAAAGGTCGTGGTGGTAAATCAGACGCAGAAAAAGCGGCCGAAAAAGCAGCGCGTGAAGCGGAAAAATTACGGCAAGAACTTGAACGATCGCTGGAAGTTGGCGATCAACTTGGCACGCAATTTGCACGTCAAGCAGCGTTGCTGTTTGAGGGATCAGAAATTGAACGCAAGCGCCTGCAAATTCAATTTGATTTTGAAGACCGCGCTAAGCAGATCTCAGAGCTAAAAAACGCCGAACAGCAAACAAACCTTAATCAACTTAATACAGAAATCCAACGGCTTGAGCTAATTGATCTGCAAACCGAAGCGCTGAAGAAACAGGCAGAGGAAGCAGACAAGCTTTTCAAAAAAGCAATGGAAGGCACAGAGTTTGGCGTAGCAGGTGAAGGAACTGTGGCATCTGGATTGACAGATGCCATCAGCAAATTAAAAGAAGACTTAAATCCAATTAAGCTGCAAATTGACACTATTGTTAACGGCGCCACTGCGATTGGTGACGCATTCAGCGCTGCGTTTGGCGAGGTAATCACGGGCGCCAAGTCAACGCAGCAAGCACTGGCTGATGCCTTTAAAAAGATTGGCGATGCTTTTATCAGCATGGCACTTGAAATCATTGCCAAACAGATGACGCTAATCATTTTGCAGACAATCCTCAATGCTTTGAGCGGCGGTGGTAGCGCAATGGGCACTGCCAACAAAAACCTTTCAGGTACTGGCGCGTTATCAACCACAAAACTGTTCCCGACAGGTGCATTTGCAGAGGGTGGTTTTGTTACGGGGCCAACGAACGCACTAATTGGCGAAGGCGGCGAGCCCGAGTACGTCATCCCCGCCAGCAAGATGCGCACCGCAATGGGTCGCTACTCCGCTGGCGCCCGTGGTTCCAGCGTTATTCCCGGCAACGGCGGCGAGCCTACTGCAGCAGGCGGTGGTGTTGCCACAATGGCGCCGATCGACGTCCGCTACAGCGTGGAACGCATCAACAACGTGGATTACGTCACCGCCGATCAGTTCCAACGTGGCATGGCACAAGCTGCCCAGCAAGGCGCAATCCAAGGCGAACGCCGCGCCATGCGCAGTCTCAAGAACAGCGCCGCCACACGTAGAGGAGTCGGCATCTAATGGAATACGCCTACGGCCACCTGCTTGACATTGGCCCCAGCGGTCAAGCCGCGCAGTACCGCTTCCAGAACTACGCGATTAACCAAAACGTAAACGGGTACTTGTTTCTGCCGTTCAGCTTTGGTGGAGCGGTAGCCACACTTCAAGGCGACAACTTGGATGCCACGCTGCAGTTCGCCAACACCGAAATGACCCGAGCGTGGATTATTGACGCCCTCGACAACCTATGGGTTGCCAAGGTCACCACGGTGCTCTGGGAACCCTCCACTGGAGCAGTCCAGAGCACCCTTTACACCTATTGGGGCACCTGTTCCAGCGGCGGCTGGGACGAGGTCAACATCCAAGTCAGCCTGAATTCCGTGCTCGACGCTGTGCAAGCCAACATCCCTGGCCGCAGACTGCACCGCTGGCAAGTCGGCAGCATCCCGTTTACAGCTCAAATCAGTGTGTGAGCACCTGATCGGCCGACGCTATGAATACGGCGGTGACGACTGCATCCACCTCGTCATCGACGCGCTCAAAGCTCTCGGCAAAAACCCGCCAGACGTTGCCGACGACTGGTACAAACTCAGCCCACGCGGCATCCTGCGTGAACTGGCGTTGTACTGCGACACCCTAGACGTGCCCGCCTACGATGGTGACATCATTCTGTTTGGCGCCAAGCCACCTGAATTTGGAGTCCAATGGCAGAGTGGCATCCTATTCATAAACCCCTTAATTTCCGCAGTGGACTGGAAACCGGTGGGCACTCTTATGATCCGCCGCTCCTACCGTATGAAATCGCGCTAATTGAGGCGCTCGGGTGCAGCGAAGAAGAATACAAAGAGTTTGTGCGTCATGTTAGAGATTCTGTACAAGTACGTCCTGCCGCGTATGCAGGAATTCCCGATATTCAAAATGGTCCAGTTGTTCCAATACTTATAAATTTAGCTATAGGTCTTGCCCTCACAGCCGTCAGCATCTTGCTGGCACCCAAAGCGCCAGCGCTAGAAACACCCGCCAAAATTCGCGGCAAAAAGCTTGCTGATCAGATCGGTCCTACCCGGTTTAATCAAACAACAAGTTTTGACAACGTCAGCAGTCTTGCCGAATACGGTCAGCCAATTCCTATCCCGTTTGGCAAGCGGGGCACTGGAGCTGACGGCGCTCTAACCGGCGGTTTGATCCTTGCACCGGCACTGGTATGGAGCCGCATCTACAGCTACGGCAGCTACCAAGCGTTTGAAGGTATCTACGTCGCTGGCGAGTACGGCAGTGAGGCCCCCCAACTTGGCGGCATCCGCGTTGGCACCACAGCGCTGAACAGCCTCGGCAACCGCGATTTTGCTGTTTACTGGTCCTCCCAGCTCGGTGAAAATCGCCCTACGCCCAGCCGGCGCATTGCTGGTACAGATCAAGGTGGCGCCAGCGGCACTGTTGGCCGCCAGATTTTTACCGCTCCAACCGAGGACGGACAGTTCAGCCAAGGGTTTTCCATGGCTTACACCCCTCAAGCGGATACGTCGTTTGGAACAGCTGAGCCAATCCACAACGGCACGGCCTTCCGCTTCAACTGGGAAATCATCTCGGCGCCCTACGCATCAACCGAAGGCCCG